CCAAGTTCAAGGTGTAGGGTTTATTTGTGTGAAACTAGTCTCTGTTATTGCTAGGCTAGTCAAACTACCAGCTGGATTAGCTCATAACGTTCAGCGTCATTCTATCAATGGTGTAGTAAGTGTTTGTCAAACCTCATATATACCAAAAGCGTATGTAGTTCATCTTAATGCCATTACTGGTGGTTGTGATGGGAAGTGTATATCAACCCAATCTTGACAAGTAGTACCACTAACAAAACCTGATGGAGTTTGATATACTCAAGAAAAAGAGCAACTTCAACTTCATCAACCACCTCAACTTCAAGGAACATAGTCAAATGGAGCTAAATATATCTCTGCTCATATTGTACCTTTAATCCAAAAATCCTGTGGGCTTTCAAATCAAAACATAGATCCAGAAGCTAATGGTATAATCTCACTAGCATTCGGTACTGGAACTTGTGCGAAACTTACAGCCTGATCAGATCGGAAAGTGAATCAATTAGCATCTCTTGTCTCCTTAAAAGAGATACGTGTCCAATCAGCTGTAGCCAATGTTATTGTCTTTGTTATCATTATTTTTCAAAAGGAGCTAAAAATATATTATCTCATATAGATCATTTTACATAGAATATTATCGGTTTTTTGAATATTACTCTAGTGTCAGCAGCTAACGGAACTCGTTGATCTCAAGCAGGTGCAGGTATTTCAGCAAACTGGATAGAGTTATCAGACCAGAAACTAAATCAAGCTCAACTTCTAGTATCACTATACTCTATCTTAGTCCAATCTGTTGTAGATAATGTTATTACTTTTGTAGACATTATTATGGATTTATATTACTAAAATCTGCGTCTTTTCAATTAGTATGGAACTCATCTAACATCGCATTGATAAACGTTCTCATTTTGACAAATTCTGTATCATCTCAACTTACTATACTATCTCCTGTTATATTTGCTTGGTCGCTTCGAGAATAGTTTTCAAGTATCTTTGCTTGACACTCTAATTTCTTTTCTGATAACTCAATATATGATTTATCTTCTAAGACTAAAGCTCAATCTATATATGAAATAGAATATCATTTAGTTATTTTTGCTTCATCTTCTTGAGCTAGATTGTCTAATGCAAATGTATGTGGCAAATCTAGTTCAGATTTGCCGATATATGTCAAGTTATCTAATTCTCATTTAAAATAGTGTTTCATTATTGATTATTTATTGGATAAAAGTATCACGCGTTAGACATTTTATAATAATTCATAGCTTTTACAGGGAATGTTAATGTATTTGTATCAGAGCTATAATTACCTGTATGTCTAACAACCTCTGTAGTTGCATCTGTATTATCTGTATATCAATAACAATTCTGCGAAGCATTAACTATAGCAAATCAATCTGTTTCTGCTAAATAAACTGTGTTTGCAGATATAGCTATTCTATTTTTCATAGATACACCTGAGTTGTTTTCATTTATCATTAATTGTAGCGTTGTATTGTTATCTCACTTTCAAATAAGTAATTGTTTATATTCTATTGGTTTTAATGTTGTATATTTTCATCTACCAAATTCATAATTTTGTGTGAAATATGAGATAGCTTGTGCATTTCATATTGCAGAAGTTACTTTTGTTTCTAAAATATCTCAATATTTTAAATATACTCATAAATTTTGTTCTATATCATTAGTAGTAGTTCGTGCATTCACATTCGTTGTTAAACTAGATATCTCAACTCAATTTAAATAAACCTTAGTAGTCATATTTGATGCTCAACCAGTATTATTCCTTAAATCATATTGAACTTTCTCTATATATTCTTGTCAAGTTACATAATAAACTCAAGAATTAGATACACTTATTTCTGTTTGACTTCAAACCAATGCTTTTTGTGTATCTCAATAATATTTTTCTCACACCAATACAGCTGTTTGTGTTAAATCTCAACTAAACACCATTTTTTTTGTTTCTCAAGTCAATCAGCTTTCTATTACAATTCAATCTGCATTTGCTGTATTATCATATCTACAATCATATTTCCATACTTTATCTAAAGTAAATAAATATCATCGTTGTGTTTGAGATTTTAGATTATTTGTTGCGTCATTCCAATTTGCTCAATCTCGTGTTTCTACTTGTGTTCATCAGTTTTGTCAATCTAATATATAATAATTTGACGCATTTTGAGCTCAATCTCTTTCTATCATTAAATATATATCTTGTCATTCATATCAAGATAAAACAACCTCACTAATAGATTGTCAAGCAACAGCCTGAGTGGTTAATCATATTATTCAATAAATATATGTATTATCTTCTGCTCACAAATTTACTCAATGCTCTAATGAAAAATTTCAGAAATTCTCTCAAGTGGTAAATGTTTTACGATTTGGATAAATTGTAGAATTAAAGTTATATGTGATATAAATTGAGTATTCATTTCAACTCTCTAATATTATATTAGATATAATAGCATCATAATCATTATCTACGTTAATTTCAGTAGAAGTATAAATGGTAGTTGTGGTTGTTTCATTATATATTGTTAATGTGACATCTACAGCTGCTCAAATAATAGATAATTTTAATCATTTTAACAATATATTAGATGTTGGGGCTATTTTTATTCAATAGTCTCAGTTATTTGCTGCGTGTGGATTGCTTTCGGCATCTCATATCTCATCTGTAGTGACTAAGCCAGCTGTATCTGTTAATAAATTATAAAAATCAAAACTTGTAGTAAGTCATCAACCAGTAAACTTTTTTAAATCTGCAATCAAAGTTGTTCAATCGTCCTCATATAAAGAAAACGTCAAATTATCTGTAGGATTTCAATTTTTCTTTATACTAAGCCATTTCTCTTTCATAATGTTAGCAAACTCACTTACGCTTAGAATTAATATTTTTTCTCTAGCTTTTATTGACACTCAATTTCATACAATCACATCTTCTCATCAAGAAGTCTGTTCAACATATAATGTTTCTACCTGTCATCTACCAAAATATACTAATCAATCTCAATCTCAAGCGTCCACATCTTCTCATAATTGTACTTCTTTCATAAATTTTTCTACAACAACATTAGAGCTTTGGTCTATACTATCTTTAATTTCAAAATCATCTGTATCTCAATTATATACTACAAAGATTATCTGTCCTGCTTTTACATCTCAAGTTTGTAGTGGGTCTGATTTGAATTTCACTATATCTTTAGCTCATAAACTATTTATCTCTAATGTAGCGTCTGCAGTATTTCAAACATCTACTCTTACCCTTATAGCTTGTCAATCTATCTGTGCATAACTTGTTATCTCTGGTATATTTACTTGATAAGCATCTGTGCCAGTAGAGCTATCTTTAAATAATTTATCTCAAGAAATATAATCTGTAATATCTAGTTTGTCTGTTTCTAATCTAATCAACTCATCTTTTAGATCTTTTTGTGTTCAAGCTGTTTCAACGTGATATATATAATCATCAGCATCAAAAGAAAATGCTGTACTTGTTTGTGTAGTAGCTGTGTCATTTGCTGGACAAGCTTCAAATCATCTAGTAACAGTCAAAACATCTCATACCTTGTTGTTTATTCTCATTATCTCCCTTTTTGTTACAGGTTTATTTTCAAGAGTAGATGTATTATCGTATTGTTCAACTTTTATTATAAAAGGAAAAACACTTGGGAATAGGTCTCATTCTCAAGCTTTCAAATTTAAAGTTGTGTTTGCTGCACTAATTCAAGCTGATAATTGTCATTTAGCTAAATTTGTTTCTTTGTAATTTATCAAAGTCATTAAGTAAATAGGTTAATATCCCAACCGAGCTGTTAGTTGTTTAAATATTTTACAGCCTCTATTTACTATATCAATTCAAATTATAATAAATTCAAATCAAAAGTAAAATGTTTTTTTAAGTTTCTACAATTAAGTTACCAAAGCTCACATATTCATCTAAATATAATGTGGCTCTATCTGGTGTGTAGTTTATTTTTTCTATTCTCACATTATTAAAATCATATTCAAAGTTTCTTACTTTTATAGTATCTCAAGGTTTTAAACTTTCTAAATTATATTGTCTATTTATTACTATTTGAGCTTCTTTTTTTGGATCACCTCTTTTGTTTACATAGTTTTCTGCATAATCATCACAATATTGTGAGCTATTTGTATATATTTTCTGTGTTTTTCATACTCTTTTACCATATAATGATATGCTAACAGTATCATCATAACTTCATCATACATATTGCTTATTACAAATAGATGGACTTCAACTACATACAGTATATTCTCAAGTAACACTTATACTATTTATAACTCATTCAAGATCTTCTTCTATATCTATTTTTTCCACATCCTTTCTGTTTGTAAAATAATGTGTTGGTGTTGTTGGGTCATCTTTAAACCACACAACTCATTCTCAATCTATAAATAAATACTTTCAATCTCTTGAAGCTAAACTTTGCAACATCTCTAGATATGTACCACTAATATGTCATCATCACACAGAACCTCAAGTATCTATACTACCTGCATTATAAGTGAATACATTAGCATAGTTTGTATTATAGTCATCTATAATCTCTTTTACCATATCTGATGTGGTATCGTGCAGGCTGAAACTTCATCTCTGCTCTGTTAATAGGCTTGCTACTCATAAACAAGTTAATGTTATTGTTTGTCTTGTTGTTGTTTGATGCCTACCAATCTTTGTTACATATCACATATATATTTGTACTCAATTCTTGTTATTATCATTAAACATAGTTATTTTAACTATATCTCAATAGAAAAATGTAGTATCTGTTATTGAATAAGCTAATTCTATAGTTTGTTCTCATAATCAACCATTTGTATTTAGTGAAAAAGATATATCAGACAAAATATCTTTAGGAGATATTGTCTTCTTTAGAGTTGTATTTAATCTATCATATACCTTTACTTGATACATACTACAAATAGTTTTTATTAAATAAAGTTGTTATATCTACATTTGGAGTTCAGTTTATACTTATCTGTATTGGATTGCTTCCAGTATTAAGCTCTGTAAATACTCAATCATAATCTATAGCAGTAGTATTAAACAAAACTTCTTTATTTACTCAATCTATTAACAATATATCTCAATCATTTAATACTTTATTTATCTCTATAAAGTATCAGTCGTGTTCTACTCTGATATTATCTACTCAACTATTACCAGATCAGAATATAAACGCTAATTTATAAAAACATTTAGTAGTTCAATCATTGTCTATATCTAATGCTAGATTGTTTCAAGTTATTCAAGCTTCTGTATAAGCATCACTTATTTCAGCATATAAATGATTAGTTAAATTAAACGATACAGTAACACTTGATAATATAGTCTTCTTTTCAAAATCTCTATTGAATTGTAGTCCTGTAAGATTAGCTTCTCATCTTCTATATACTCAATTGATTTTAAGCTCTAATATTCAATCTTTTACAGCCAATTCTCTTTTAAGTAGATCTATAGCATCATTTAAATCTTCTTCTGTATCTTTTTTTATAATCAATTTAAACTCTATTTGTTTTCAGTTTATATAATATCATAATACTCAACCACCATCTACTCTTGGAGCATTATATGTATCAAGTTGTACTCAATTTATATCATCATAGTTTCACTCTGCAACAAATTCACTACAATCTAATAAATTAAATCAATTAAAAATTATACCAGTTTTAGTAGAGTGTTTCTTTTTAAACTGTGTTCAAGCTATTGATTGTCTTGCTATACTTGTTTCTCATAACATTATCTAATTCATTTACCAGCTAAAGTTATTTTTCTTGCTAAAGCATTTGCTAGATTATCTAAATCCATATCATTAGATACATTTGCATTAACACTTTGATTTATTGTTAGATTGTGATTAGGTACTACTTGTCAATTAGTCTGTGGTATAATAAGTTCTGGTCATCTCTCTCATACTACATATGGACTACCAGCTGTAATTGGTCATCAAGCAGCTTTAAATCATACTCAACCTCATCAACCACCTCAAGCCTTAGCCTTCTGTGCTGCTACTCTTTTTCGTGCTGCTTCTAGTTGTGCAGCCCATCATAATTCTTTTTGTACATTAGACTGTAGATATTCCATATATTTATCTTCTAATGCTTTAAGCTCTTCTTTTAGAGCTGTTTCATTATCAAGTTCTGCAGCCAAAGCATTCTCTTTTTCTGTTTTTAATGCTTGCAACTTCTCAATCTCTGTCATCTTCTCATACTCTGCAGCTTTATCAATCTGATCTTGTAATTCTTGTGTTTTCTTGTCTGTTAGTATATCTCATATAATATCTATTGGCTCTTGTCAAGTCTGCTGTCTTATTTCTCACACTTTAGCAAGTATATCTGCTTGTTCTGCATCATCTAGTTTCTTAAATAGACTAATAGGATCTTTTTCTATCTCATTTCTTATTCATTCAAATGCTTGTTGTCTTTCAGCATTAAGTGTATCTATTTCAGATTGTATTTCTTGTTTTGTTGTATAATCTGTTTCATCAGATTTCTTTTTTTCTAGATCAGATACTTCTACATCTATGCTAACAACTCTATTAGCTATATCTCATTCTATTCAAGTTATTTCATCTTTAAGAGATTTTTGTGCGTCTTGTGACTTCTTTATTTTCTTTGTTAAATCATCATACGCTTTTCAAGTCTTTTTAATGGCATCTTTTGTTACTTTTTCTAATTCTTTTGTAGCTTTTGTAAGCTCTGTTGTTTTTCTTTTAGATCAACCACTTCATCATCATCATCAACTTTGTTCTAATGTTATTCATTGTTTCATAACATTATTTAATGCTTTTTGTGCTGCTATTGCTGCATCTGTATATTTTATTTTATCATCTATATTATCTGCTGTTGCTGCTCTTGCTTCGGCTAATGCAACTATTGCCTTTAAATCTTTTATTACTTCCTGTTTCTCTAAATTAAACTGTTGCCTTGATGCCTTTGTATCAACTCTTTGTTTGTTTAAATCTCATATAACCCCTTTATAATCAAGTGCTTCTAATTTAGTTTCCTTTATTTCTTGTTTTATGCTATACATAGCACTTTGATACTCTTCTTGTGATATTACTCAATCACTTAATGCTTGTTTTTGATTATCTATCTCTGAATTTAAGTTTGCTAATGTTTCCTCATATAATTGTGTAGATCACTCTAATTTATCTATTTCTCAATTAACTCACAAAAGTTCTTCTTGTGTTCAAGATAACTCTTGATTTAGTTTCTTTATTTGTGCCTCAACAGAAACTCAAAATATAGCTTTTAATCTATCTCATAAAGTTAGAGATCAACTCTCTAAATCTTTTATTTTGTTTGTTAGTTCATCTATTTTTATAGCACTACTTGACGCCTCTCACTTTAATCCTACTAATTGTGCTGTAAGTGATTGTGTAGATCATCACGCTATGCTATTTAATAGCTCTGTAAATGATTTCATAGCAGGTAATAAGCTAGTACCAATCTTTTCTCACAATAAAGATACACTATCAATAAGATTACTCCATTGACCTTGTAATGTTTGTGATTGTGCTTCCATAAGATTTGCAAACTTTCATCATTCGCTAGTCATAATAGTAAATGCCTCTGTTACTTGTCAAGCAGATATCTGTCCAGCAGAAACAAGATTATAAAATTCTTTTGTTGAAACTCATAACTTTGTAGATAGTGTTTCTATCAATGGTACACCAGCTTCAGTAAATTGTTTAAGCTCTCATCATTGCAATTTACCCTTAGCCATTACTTGACCATATGCTAATGCTAATCTATCAAGTGGCACAGATAATCAAGCAGAAACATCTCATAATGCTTTAAGTGTTGGTAATAAATCATCTGTAGCAATACCCATAGCTAATAATTGTTTAGCATTTTGTCTTATTCAAGTTAATTCAAACGGCGTTTCTTTTGCAAAATTAGATAGGTCTGTCAATAACTTGTTTGCTTCATCTGCACTTCATAACATTGTTGTAAAAGAGATTTTAGCTTGCTCTAAGTCTCAGGCAAGTTTTATTATTGCTGATCAAGCTCTAGCAACTCCTCTTAATGCCATAGCCGCTATAAATATTTTAGCAGCGTTTGCAGCATTTAATATAGATCATTTTAGTGAACTAAATTTTGCCTGTAGTCTAGATGTGGTCTTACTTCAAGTGTTTAATAGATTATTTAACGATCTTTTCATCTCTGTAATATTTCTTTGTGCAGCATTTGTTTCTACCGTAAGTCTTATTCTTTGAGCATCAGTCAAATCCTTAGACCTTAATTGCTTTCTAAGTTGTTTTAGTTTTAATTGTGCTTTTGCTATATCAAGCTCCATCTTTACTTTAAGATCTTGATTTATTTTCTTACCAGTATCTCTAGCAACCTTTTCAGCAGTATTAAAACTTCACTTATCAACTCAAGCGACTATCTTAGCTTCTATCCTTGTTTCTAATACCATTTACTTCTTTTGTGATAATATAAATTTAAGATCTGCTTTATCTTCTTTACTTAATCATCATTTTTTAGTATCTCTCATAAGTTTGTCATTTATCTTTTTTCATTCATCGAACATCTCATAATTATTAAACACTATCTTGTCTAAGTACCAACCAATCTGTTCCATAGTTAATTCATCATATATTTTATTAGCAACTATTCACGTTTTTTCATAGATTACTTCTTTCTCATTTGTGAATATGCTTCATCTTGGTTTCTTTCAATCAATTTTTGGCATTTCTGTATTTTTATAGACACTTTCTCGTGTTGGGTGTGTATATTCTATAACTTCATCAATGAATGATGCTAATTCTTTTCTGACCAACAGTCGCAACTGCCTTTTGTGCCATTTTTTGCGTATTTCGTACCATTTTCACCAATCTATTCACTGTTTTATCAATCAAATATAGTATTTGTTAAGTTTTTGTATCTTTTCTATATTATCTGTTATATTTCATTGTCATATACTTTCTAATAATTCATAGAAATCTTTTGTTTCATTTGCAGTAGCTTGCATTAGTTTTATTTCTAGTGGTCATTTCGTTGTATTTATAATATAACTATATTTCTTACGCTCTGGGTATGTATGGATCATAATTATTATATAAATATAAAGAAAAGAGGGACATATTGCAGCCCCTCATAACTACTACAATGTAACTGTAGATTTTTGTTTTAGATACATTCCACCAGTAGCTCCTTGAAAAGAAGCCTCAGATCCAGCGAACTCATCTTCAGATCTATCTATATATTGCTCAATAAGTTCTCCGTTCAATACATATTTAGCGAAGTATATTGTGTCTTGTATTGCATTATCACTAGCATTGTTGTTAAATTTAGATTTACAAGATACAAATTTATATAATCCATAAGGTACAGCATCTTTTTCAACATTATAACCGTCAAGAGTATAAGAACTTGGTGTGTAATCATAATTAATAACGAATGTTTGTGTTAATATTGTAATAGCTCAACCAGATATTAATTGAATACCATATACTCCATTACCATCTTGTATTAGTTCATAGTCAGTACCAGCAACTAATGCTCAGTCTGTAGAACCTACTACAGAGTTAATAGTGATAGCAGAACCATCATAGTTTTGGTTTGCTATTTTGATAAATTTGTTGTAAGCGTCTGGATTAATTATATCTTGTGTAGCACCAGACACCAATACACCAGCAACATTTAATCTATCTAATCAAAGCATAGTATCAAATACTGGTCTGTTGTTTACATCTAACCAAGTAAATGTAACAGATGGAGTTTTTTCGTTTAGTCTTGAAAGTTCTCCAACTCCACAGTTACCAGCTCTAATGATCTCTTCGTTTTCTAAAGCGTGTGATATTTTAAATGATTTAATGTGTCATACAGTTGTATAATTGAAAGCCTCTAGTTCAGCTCTCACTGTATCTTGATTTGTAGCAGTAAGTTTTGTTAGTGTAGCGAAATCAACATCATCTGTACAGTAGTACAAATCTCACATAGTAAGCAACTTGTCTTCTGCTCACGGTATAATTGCAGCCATATTTTAATATGTTTATTATTTAAAAAGGTTATTTGCAACCACAGTCTTGTTTCTCACGTTTCTGTTGTGGTCGTTTATATTTAGATGATAGTACAACATACTTCTTTAGTTTGTCATAATCTCTATCAGTAAGCTCTATTGATTGTCATATACTAAATACAACACCTCAATATTTTAGATTTTCTATAAATGTATACATTAGAACGCCATATAATTGAATTTATATGTCTTTACTAGATAAGCTCTATTCTTTACATCAGTAAATATAGGACTTATAGTATGTTCTGTTATTGAGTTCATAAGAAACTCTGTATCTCGTGTAGATATCTTACTACTTCATTCATTAACTATAGCGTTGTTTATAGCGTCTACTATATCATATAATACTCTCTCCTCTGTTTCTGCAGCTCATAAAACTTTTTTACAAACTATAGTAAAAGAAACAAGAGCAGTATTTCATAGATACCCTATATTTGAATTAGTCTTTGGTGTATCGCTGACTATACTCATATATACATACGATCAGACTGGTGTGTCTTTCTCGCTAGGCTTTCTACTATATATCTCTGCTAATGTTGTAATAGGTGCTAATGTATCTATAACATTAAATATATTTTCTGCTCTTAACGTTTTAATCATTATCTATTAACTTCGTTATAAATGATCATAGTAATCTCATCTTCTTTATTCTCTACAGCTCTATGAAATGTCATATTTCATTCACCCACATATAAGAGACTACCTTTCGGTTTGTGATATCAGAACATAACTCATTTTACTCAATACTCTACATATATAGCATAATCTTTATCGTTTGTGATAATTCATACTATTCATTCTGCTGTCTCTTTAAATTCTGTTCTATATGAATTTAGCATATCTTTTGTATCTTCTGGAGTTAAACTCTTCAGCTCCTCTAATAACACTGGGGTAGCTTTCTTAATTCACGCCTTTACTCTACTACTATATATAGCAACAAAGGCTCAAGCGTTTAAAGGTACTACAGTTGTCATTGAATATCTTTAGCAATAAAGGTTATACAATCTATTCATCAACCAATACTTCTATCAGCTTGTACATCAGTAATGACATACGTTCATCTGCTTCATAAGTCTGGATCAATAAGTTCTACAGTATAGTCCTCTCTTATAAGATTATATGCTATAGGGACTACAACCACATACTTTAAATCTATTGCATTCTTACCTAATTCCTCATTATATGTCTGTATTCTCTTTACTTCGAAATTGCACTCTATATCAGTATAGATAGGAGTGTTTACCCTCTTACTAGTTCAACCAACCTTATTGTAAGTTGTCTGTATAATTGTGCAAATCTTGTCAAAGAACATATTATATAACTTGTGAAATAAATTGACTTCTATATTTGTTTAGAATATTCAAAGTCTTTTTCGGTATCTGTATAGAGTCTACATATTGGTAGTAGCTTCAGTTTGCTCATTTGCTATAAGTAACGCTCCTACTAAGGTTTTTCTCAGAGTCTACCTCCTTTTTAGATAGTTGTGCTAATGTCGTTGGTCATTCCAAATATAAATATTCAGCAATCTGAATAGTAGCAATCTTTATATCAGTAGGAATAAGACTAGCTCAATCATCATCTACAGGAAATATGTATGTCTGTGTTTCTACAAAAGGTTTAGAATAATATCAGATATATTCGTCTATAATTCGTTGTGCCTCTGTAATAAATACAGTCAATTCAATATCTGTTGGTACTACTGCAGTAAACACATCTGATGTATCTCTTGCGTCTTGCAGACTAACATATACTAAATCATCTAATAAATTAACCATAAGTATTTGCTTCTTATATAAAATACGATCTATCGATTATTAAGGTAGTGAGTCATAATAATAAATAAAAGTAAAGCCGATTATTCAGCCAATTTCTTTTCTATTCGTTCGTTATCATTCTTCTTGTTGTTTGGTACTTTCTTGCCGAACTTCTCCATATATTCAGCACTCAAATCTCTAGTGTCTGTTTCTTCATCAATTACTTCTTCTTTAATTACTTCTTTAACTTTCTTCTCTACTTTTCATTCTATAGCAAATCAAGGTTTGCTAGATAGATATTCTATTACAGCTTCATCATCTGTTATGTATGTTCCAGCTGCTGTAAACATATGCAATTTACCTCCAAGACTTATAGCATATTTGCTTGGTCAAGTAATCTTTATCATAATTATGTATTTAATAAATAAATATATATAGTAGAGCAAGTCTCCCTGCCCTACCTATATAAGTTTGACTATACAGCCAAGTTCTCGATATATACGTGACATTCAGCAGCATTTTTAATTTCAAGTGTGTATTCTCATAATACTCTTCTTGAAACAAAATCTGCAGCAGCTGGTGTAGCGTCTTCATCAGAGAAAGCTCTGTTTTTCATAGGAACTAATTGTATTTTAGACGGATCTATCATAGCAATTTTGTCCTTGTCAAAGTTTCTATCTGCAACGATAACAACAGCGTGTCCTTGATCAGACAAGAATGTTGTAACGTATGAACCAGTTACAGTATCATCTCTTTGGATTACTGGATTATTACCTGCAGTGTTGAAAGCAGATATTTTTCTAGCTTGTACTGGATTACATACGAATGTAGTAATTCCTGTAGCTCCATTTTGTGATCCTAATTCTAGTGCATCATTGATATGTGTAGCAGTGATTGAAGCTCCTGCAGCATCTATACTGTTTCCAGTAGCTTGTTGCATAAACCAAAACCAACCTCCCATTGTACCAGCAACAGTAGATGTTCTTTGTACTCTAGGCATTGATATAGAAGTGTTTACCATTTCGTAAGCAAGATCTTGTAGTTGTCTTGTTACTTGATAGTTCATAGCTCCACCGATACCATATTTATCAACCTCTACAGAAGTTTTAGACACTTTAGCAGTTCTATCAAAGATCTGTGTGTAGTTATATTCTGTTGTTGGTTCATAACCATTATCGTATGTTGCTTCTGTTGCTTCGTTTTTTGGTCTACCCATAAGTTTTACTTTAGAGTTTACGGCAACGTTAGCGTCTGTAGTACCACCATATACAGTTGTAGCTACTTGTGTAGCAGAGTTTATAGCAGTAACTTCTAACATCACTGTTGGCGTAGCACCTGTCACAGCATCTTCGAATTTAATGATGTCTCCTACTTTCATATTAGCAGTAGATACTAAGTCTAATGTAGTATCTCAGATAGTATATGGAGTAACTCCATCTATAGCCCAAGCTATTGGAGATACAACATCTTCTAACCATTCGTATTTAGTATTTTTTGCAATACCTCCTACTCCGATTACATTAGATAAAATTGGTCTATCTTGTACGATAGCTACGAATGCGTCTCCAAGATCTCTCTTGATATTAACGTAATCATATGACAATTGTTTTCCAGCCATTATTGTTTAATAAAGATTTAAAATGTTTTATTCTGCAGCGGGTGCATTCGCTATTATAGACATAACATCTCAAGACTCTTTAGCTTTCTGATATTCTGTTGTGTCATTGCTAACTCAATCAGATCATCATTTCGGTTTATTATTAAAATCTTTATTCTCTGGATTGTACTCCTTATGAAATCAGTCTAATAACTCGATTTTGCTTTCATAGTCCTTTCAGTCAATAACCTTTGTAACGAACTCCCTCTTTTCTTCAGGTATAGCTTCAAGTTTAGTTTCAAGTTGCTTAGTAAGATAGTCATCAAACTTAGTAGCTTTCGCCTCTAATGTAGGCAACAGTTCAGACATCTCTGCTATCTTATTGTCTTTTTCAGCTAATAATTCCTCATACTTACCTTTCTTCTTAGCTTCTTGCTCTTCCCTTTTAGCTTTTTCTTGTCTAAAGGCTTCAAGTTCCTCATTAGTAGAGTTCTCTTTTTCCTCTAGTTTAGTTCTTAGCTCTTTTCTTTTAGCTCTCTCTTCTGCTAAAGCTGCGTCTTTGTTATCACTAACCTCTTTAAGTTTAGCCATATCAGCTTGCATCTTGTCGAACATTTCTTGAGTTAATTCCATTTGGTATATATTACATAATAAATAACGGCTATTACGTGCCGAACACAATCAGTCACTACTCCGATTATATATCCAATACAAACGTTATGCTTGCATTGGTATATAATCTAAATAAGTCCAAATATCTTTAATAACAACAACACTCAACCTAGAGCATATAATCACATATTTATATATATGAAGTATGTCATTCTATTATTTTTTAGCAGAGAATTTATCTTTTGTTTTGCTGTTTTTGCTATCTCATTTATTGGCTGGATTGTTATCTCCCTTATTGTCTTCATTATTATCTGTGTTTACTGATAAAGCTTTTATATTTTCTTCAGTTTCTTTATTTATTCTATCAAGCTCTTCTTGTGCTTGGTTATCATCTCGTCTATTATATCTCTTTATAGCTTCAAACTGTGATATGATCTTACTCTCTCTAGCAACTTTAAGCTCTTCTACTAATTCTGTATCTGATTTAGCTAATATGTCTGGTCGTGTTATCTCCGTATCATATTTACCAGCCTCTAATATTATCTTTATATACTTATCAAATAGGTTTCTTATTCATTGTATTCTTTTCATAAACGATCATTGCTTTAGTGTTCTACTACCAGCACCAATAGCACCGTCTTTTGTCTCTAATCCTATAAACTCTACAGGTATATCTGTGATAGCTCATATTCTTCTTATGTTGTTTTCGTTCTCCTCTATAGATTGTGTTATCAGATCATTAGTATTATTTACGAACTCTATAGAACTTCATTCCTCTCAATTTATAACTCTACCAACAGAGCTAAAGTCTATCTTTTTACCGTTATCATATTGTGTTAATAGCTTTTGTGGTCGCCTTATTCATTTAAATAAAACAAAACTCTCAACATTCTGTAAGAATTGTACGTGTTGCATTACTGTTGTTCTATCTACAGAATACACTAACGCTTTTATCTTCTCCAACATACTCATAGGGTATTGTTCTAATTCATCATCTTGTATAACAATCAATGCTGGTATATCTAATCAAGTATCTATTTTTGGTAATAGTCATTCTGTTTGTGGTAATGTGGCAAGCTCAACCTCTTCTGTACTAGTATATGTTGTACCCTCTAGCTTATATAGATTGTTCTCTATAAGTCATACTGTGTATGTAGTAACCAACATATATAGATCCATAGTGTTTTCGTCCTCTTTAGTATATAGTCTTAATATCTTATCTATTCAGTTATCATTCCAATAGTTCTTTGCAGGTTGATATTCTGTTTCTAATTTACCACCTGTTCTTGTTAATCATATAGTAGCAAATCATAATGCTATATAATCATCTACATATTTTCTTATATCTATCTCTAATTCTATCTGTGGTTTCCCTACATAATAACTTATAGTATCTGATATAGTAGAAAACAAACCACTACCAACATTCAATAGCTTAGCTACACTCTCTTCCTCTCAATTAAAAAACTTTTGTTTTATATACTGAAAATTCTCGTTATTTGAGTTAGTCAAATACGAGTTATCTTGTAAAGTCTTTGATTGTGATTGTTGAAATAGTTTGTTTTGATCAGCTATAGAGATGTGAAGCATATTTAATAGTCTATTATCTTGCCCAATGAGTCGCCTTGAGCTAAACTTTTACGACCTATTTACTCAAATCAATTTTAATTATAACAATATCTTTTCAAAAGTAAAATGTTTTTTTAATTAAACTCTATTAAAGGTTTTTGCTTTATCATTTGTAAACATATAGCTTCACTTATAACAGTATCATCGTGGTATCAAGTTATGGCTTCTGTTCATCATTTATCATTATGATAGAATGTTGTTAATTCGCTTTGTGTTATATCGTCTATTCATAATAATAATCATTCTCTTATATATGTTCTTAGATCAGTAATCATTAATGGTTTAGATTTCATAGTTGTTATCCATCACACTTTCTTAGTCCTCTTATTAGTCTTGGTATCAATAACACGTTCTGAATATATATCATAATATCGGCTATATTTCTTTGCTTCTACTATTGTACCTATACCAGTATTGTTTCTCTCTATTCATACAACACCCCTATATCATAACTTCCATAATATGTCTATCTTCTCACACAATTGATCTGGTTCTATATGTCATCTATATTTAGCCATAAGCTCAGCATTACTATCCCTTACTACTATTGTTGCATAATCTCAATTTATTCATCAACCAGATGTATCTACTCAATAATAATAATCTTTTCACTCCTCTGCATCTATATATATAGCTATATCATTATCTTCATATCTATCTATTCAGTATATATCTATTTCCCTTACCTTGTTTAGATCAAATACTGGTTTTCAGTTTATTATCATAGGTATATTCCTAAACTCTTGATTAAACTCATCATCTCATATTTTCTTTTTTCTATCCATAAGACTTTCCTTGTTCCACATTTCTGGTCGCAATACGTTCTCAAAATTAGCATTACACGCTTCATATTGTATAGTGAGCCAGTTTCTTCATTTAAGATAATTAACAAAACATAACTCTCATACAACAGTACCAAGTATAGCCATAGTTCATCACGGCAATAGTGTGTTATATACAGATGTAAACATTCGATTATTAAACCTTTCTATCATTACAGGATTTATTACATCTTTATTCTCTTGAACATCATCTCATACTACCAATGTAGGTCTTAATCATCTTACTTTTTGTCACATAGATAATGTCTTAATAGATACTCAATTCAATAACTCCATCTCCTTTTGTCTCCACTTCTTTAATTTGGTATCTTTTTTATCATCACTATTCTTTGGTACTAAATTACCAAACGTATATATCAATCTCTCATTTGTTTCTAATTCATACCTCAATTTTCAAATCATCTCCTCACCTAACATACCACTAGCTATATATAATATGCTCTTATGTTTTTTAAACACTATACTATGCAGTATATAGAAGAATAATGATGTTGTTTTTCAATGTCATCTAGGACATACAATATTTATATCCTCTCATTTATCTAATCTAGCCCATATCTCTTTATGAAATTCTGGTGTGGCTATCTCTTCTCAATCTTTTATTTTATATGATTTAAGAAAAATATCAGTAAACAATAATATGTTCTGATATGTTTCCTCCATTATCTGTTTTATTGTACTAACTTCTCTTTGATTTAATTTCATCTAATAGATCTTGTGGATTAAATGATACTTCTATTTCTCATTTATCACTGTATCTTCTATCTCTACGTTTCAAATATTCAATAGCTGCTTTTGTATCTCAATCTTGTAGTCACTTCATTAATGTTTTTCTAGCTAGTATATGTGGATAGTCCTTAGCCTTAGTCATTCTGTAAAGAAAGTCTTTGTCTTGTGCTTCTCGATTGTAGTATGTCTCCCTAGAAATTCAAACATAACTACAAGCCTCTCAGACAGTTCAATCTATCTGAAATATGCTCTCTAGTTTTTTTACAACGTCTTCTGTCATTTTGGTTGGTCTACCTCACACATTTTTCTTTTTTCTAGTCTTCTTTTGTTTAACGTCCATAGATTGACGGGGTTATTTATAAAAATTATTAACCATACTGTTCTATTATATCTTGATATACCATAGCTCTATCAAAGTATGTACAATTCTTATTTATAGTACTCATAGATATTTCTCAATCTTCTTGACCTTTTATTCTATTATCTTCGTTGTTTGATTTATCTCTTATGTATATATTAACATATACTGCTATATCATCTGGAATATTATCAAACATAACATTCATTCACTTTGATAGTTTTTCTTGTAATTCTTCTGATCTACCCATATTATATTAGTTAAGCATTAAATGTTTAGCATCTATAGTTACTGTTATCTCTTCATCTTTATGATTGCTTATTAGTACTCAATAACTCTTTACTACTTCTGGGATAGTGTTACCTTTATCGTCTATAGTTTCTGGGAATGCTTCTCATACAGTAACTATAGTTCAATATACTCACATATAAAATCATTCTGTTATATATACCTTATCTAAGAATTTATATTGTGCTACATCTTTATATTCATCTATATCTAATTGTTTAATCAATACTTGTTTCTCTACATTCTTATAGAAAGTTATCTCTTTTAAGATTTTGTCTAGTTTTTGATCTAGTGTTAATTCTGGCATAGTAGTATAATAATATATAAAGAACATTTCTGATAATACACAGACAGTTGAGTGTTATGTTAGATGAAAACTTATACGCAATCATAAGATGAAGCTGTGAAGCGTCTGTAAATGTGTTAAATCACACGCAGAATATTTAATAAGAGTGAATAGATTAAGTTTTGAGATTGTAGATAAACCAGTTAAATGGTTTAAATCTCAAATATTCTACATAGTTATGTGAGCAATCCTATGAACAATTTGAACTTTAATTGCACAATTACTCATAAACAAATTCATACAATAAAATATAATCGCCTATTCTCGCTTAGATATTCCAATCATTTTACTTTGCACAATATTTTATTTGTGCGAATGTAGTTTACTACTTTGTGCAAATTATCTTGTGCCAAAGTAAAATATCTTAGTTCCATTTATCTATATTATTTAATGTAATAAATCAGTCTTCTAATAATTTTATTAATCAGTCTATAATTCAGTACGATGTCATATATTTACTAAGCTCTAGCTTTTTATCTTTTAATAGTCATAATTCTTTTGTGGCTATTAAACCTTGTGAGTGAATTTCTCTTATCTCACGTTCAATTTGAAGTAAATCTTTTAATAGATTAGATTGATCTAACATTTTTATATTTTGTTTATGGTTAAAGCTTTCTCATACTTTACCTTTCTCTACTGTATTATAAAAATATTAAATCCAAAGTAAACCTTTTTTTATAAATTACTTACATATTCATATATACTTACATCTGATAAGTCTTTATAGATCCATTTACCATTATATTTTATATATCAATATGGCTTTCAGTTTATATATGTTATTATATGTACATCTTTTTTTAATTTAACTTCTTGTTTAAACATTCATTCGTTGTTATTAAGTAAAGTCTTATCGTTTTGCCGACGTTAGCAATACGTTCTATTTATCTAATATATCAGTTAAAAGTTCTTGACACTCTACAATTATTCTCATTTCTTTCATAAACCACTTTCTCCTTTTCTCTTCATTCTCAAAGAATTTATCTGCGTCTAATGTCTTAGCCAGTTCCTCTCTATTCTTTTTCATATATTCTAAGTCCATTTTATTAAGCTCTGTTGTGCTATCGTTTATTATCTCTTTAGTTGTTAATTTCATCTTTTATAGTTTATAAAAATAGTTATTTAGTTTTTTCATTCAAAATGATATGTAATCTGTGATAACATAAGAATTATAGCCCATAATCAATCATTCACTTCTCAATGTTTTCAAAATTTAACAATAAATA